AAATTGTCGTATCGCTATTAGCAGAACGAGGGGTTGAAGAGATCTGAGTATATTGATCGATAGGAAGGATCAATGTGTTAGGCATTTCAACCCCGTTTGTGAGGGCCACGATGCCATTCGCCAGTTGATTCATATCGCGCAAAATTTGATCAGGTGTTTTATTAACCCAAAGAGTAGACGCGCCTACGCCATCGGCAGGAACAGAAGCTGCTGGGATATTTGGATTATTTGTTAGACCGAGGATATTGGAGGCATTATCTCCAAACCAGGCAAGCCTGTTTACCTTTTGGTCATTGGCTCTTCGAGTGGCATTTGCCTGACGTTGTGTAAGGTTTCGGCCTACAAACATCGCGGCTCTAATCTCTTGCATCGAATAGCCGTAGCTCGCTCCAATGGATTTCACTGGAGTAATGAATTCCTTACCACGAATATCGCAACGAGGAAAGTCATCGGCATAGCTTGAAATGATTCGTGCAAGACCGGTTTCTTCAAACGATTGATAAGTGATCGATTCCGCACCCGCACCAGCTTCTGTGCTAACAGGAATTAGCTTGGTTGCCTTGAGCGGTGGAAACTCAATGTCATATGACTTTGATTTTATAGACTCGAGCTCACGAGCAAAGAACGCAGTCTCTGCCGAGTCGAGATTAATGCTGAAAATTCTATCCATTTTACCTTCTCCTTAGTTCGGCAAGTTGATTTCTAATGTTGCAAGAGCACCAGCTGTAGCTCCTACCGTGTATCTTGCAGCTGGAAGGGCAATAGCACGGCCTCCATCTGAATCCGCACGGAATCCACCAGGAAGCAGAAGTCCGTTAGCGGCAAATCTCCAGTAAACTGGACTGTCGCTTGTTAGGTTTTGCTCGGCTGCAACATAGATACGGCCTCTAGTGAGGAGAGATACGCAATCTCCTTGGAAATAAATCGGATTCCCAAATGATCCGAGAGGATTCAATGGGTTCGGTTTATTTTGAGTTCTTGCGCCAACTCCGTAGAATGTGTCTTGAGTGGTGTTTGTTATAGTTGCAGTGGCTTGTGATGCGCCGGCTGTCACTACGAATGAGTTAACGATGGCGACACTTCCCTCTGTGGCTTTCACTGTGAGAGTGTGGTTGCTTGGATCGCTCACGACTGCAGAAGCAATGTGAGGTTGAGCCAAGATTGCAGCTGCAATGGCATTCATTGTAGCTACACTGGAAACAGCAAACGTGATAGGTGCTAACGCTACTCCATTGACGCTGACATTGATCACGTTGCTCGTGACAAGATCGGCACTTATGACAATGGTTGATAGATTAGATTGAGGGAGGCGGACCACGTAATCTTGACCGATTACTTTTGCAAGCCCGAGACCCACGTTGAAATTCTCAAATGCTATGGGAGAAAGGACATTTTTAAAGCCAGAATCGGCTAAAAGACCTACGCTCCCGACATCCATTAAAAAGGGATAGCTTAGTTGTGGCATGGTATTTTACCTCCTGGCTTGTAACCATTTTTCATCTTGTCGATCATTGCCTGGCGAGCCTTAGCGGAATCGGCAGGTTGATGATCGCAATTAGTTCTGTATTCAACTGGAGTCGCAATGACTTGAGATGGGGCAGGGGTCATATCTTCGAGCAGAGCATCGAATCTCGCTTGAATATAGATCGCAGGCTTTCCATCTAAATTTGCGTTCTTTTGGCGAGCCCTAATGACTTCCTTCTTGATTTCCAGGTCGGACATGTCATCAATTCTGGCCAATGTTTTAGAGTCTAAGACACTCTCTGCAACTTTTTGCAGTTTGACCCGCTCTTTAACGAGAGATCTGATAGATGCAGCGTCCATGTTGTTGTATTTGTCATATTCTCTTTTTTCCCTGTCTTGTGGCTTCAAGGGAACGCGTTCTCCATTGGGAGCTTTCACAGGAGTTTCATGGGTTGCATAAGGATTTTCCTTAGACATGTAGCCCACTTCTTTTTCTTCCTTTTCCTCTCCTTCGTCTTCCTCTTCTTGAGTTCGTCATCCTCATTTTTTAATGAGTTAAGCTCTGAGAAAAGCTTGTCTTTTTCTTCTGCTAATCTGCTTTTTTCTGCCTCGAGATTTGCAATGCGGGCAAGCAGCTGCTCAACTTGATTAGCTACATTGTCCTCCATCAAAATCTCGTCATCGTCAATTTTGATTTTCCTTTTAGCCATATTGGCCTCCTCTATTAAGATTTCTTCTGCATCGAAACTATCTAATGCGATTCTTGCCTCGCTGCCTGCTCTGGCATTGTCAACAATGCTTAGGTGGTTATATTTGATATTGGTTTGACGGAAGTTGTAGGGTTGGCCGTTATAGCTGCCCTCTTCCGGAATGAGATCGACGGTATAACCGAGAGATAACTCCTTTCGCTTTCTTTCGGTAACGTCCTTAATGCTTGCAAGGTCCGTGATCATTAAATTAGAAAGGACGAACTCGCCGTCTTGGGTAATTGTTTCCCCTGTATAGCCTATGGCAAGACGCTTGGCATTTTCAGCCGAGACAAGGCGTTCTTGAGGATGCCCATTTGTCACAGGAATCATTTTCATGCTGTCCAGGCTATCTACTTTGAAAACTTCGTCGGGATGACGCAGTTCTTTGCGAATAGTTCCATCGGGGTTTTTATAGAGAAAAACACCGGTACGTGTGACTATGGCATTGGCTTTGATGTATCCTTCGTTTGTAATGAAGGCATCACCTTTGACTTGTCCTCTATCAAAACGAGCAACATTATTTAACTTCATTTCTCTACCCAAGAATCAAATTGTAAAAATCACAACTTTTTCAATTAGAATAAGTTGGATAACTGGTTATCTGGATGGTTGGGTAGATGGATGTATGGATTACTGGAAAACTTATTGGTTGGATAGATGATTAGATGAGTCTAGATATCTAAGAGTCCTTCTAAAACCGGAACTGCTACACATCGGCAGTTGATGTCTGTTGACGGATGGCCAGTATCTTTCGGTGGGTTATCCCAACGAAATTTCTTTCCATCATGGGCTTTATGGGTAGGCCGAACTCTTTCATCGCCTGCCGTTTGCCAGATGTATTCCTCGACACCTAATTCTTGCTGCCTTAGCTTGGTTAAGCTCGCATTCAATTTAGATGTCTGATCTCTCGCGATTAACTTCGCGCGCCGTCTAGTAATTCCGAATCTTTCTTGGATGGATTGAGTCATTGAGTGAAATCTGCTTCCTTCCTGCAAGCCTCTCTCGATGATCTGTGCGACCTGATCGAGCTCTTGTGCTGGAATAGAGCGGATTAATTGAGCATTTTGGCTTGAGAGCAGCTTTAACTGATCTCGAAGCCATGGCTGATCGATGAAAATATCAATTCCGAAAACGGAATTTGTGATTCGATCGAACTGCCTTTTATTGTATCTGGCGATCTGTACGCCAATTATTTCCGATTTTTCTATGGTTTCTTCAACTTTACCCTTTATAGCTTGTATTACAGAATTTATCAATCTTTTTAATGCATCTGAAAAATCATCACCCCTTGCAGAAGAGGTTGGATAGAATTGTTCTACTTCTAAAATCAGAGAGGGGAGCGCTGGGATGATGATTTCTTTAATGAGGTTTTTTAATTCGTTTGTTAGAGAAAAAAGCACTCTCATATATTCTCTTTCCTGAGAGGATGGCGAATGCCATTTAGGAGGTTTTTTTATTTTGGTTGCTTGGAGCTTTTCCTGTCTCCTGTGTTTAATTTTAGCAATCTGATCAATCGAAACCATTATTACACCGTTGAGCGATATCTAATTCCTGTAGGCATAAAGTCAGGTCCGATGCCAGGAGGAGGCGTTTCTTGTGCTTTCTTTTCTTTTTCTAATTCGGCTATTTCTTCAGGATCAAAACCATTTTTGCGGCCTTCAAGATCCACTTCAGTATTCATAGACCAACGGTTGCCACCGAAACGAGAAACAGCCACTTCAGCAGGATCAAGCACTCCTCTGTCGAGATAAATGGCGTCTGTTTCTGCGACGATTTTTCTGACAATGGCTTCTTGTTCTTCGGTGTTCTGCCATAATGGGACAAATTGGATGGACCAGTTGTCCGGCTCGTTGCCAGCGAAGGGTCCATTTTTGGAGAGCATGATGTAGCGGGTGAGTTTTTCGAGAACTGGTTTAAGTTTGGATTCTTGCTCCTGCTTGACCATATCATAAAAATTTCTGACATCGTTATCTCCAGTGGAGTTCATGCCAGCGGCGCTTCTTCCGAAGAGCAGGGATACTGGAATGCCCGAGACCGCAGATAGAGCCAGCATAAAACGATCGAGAAGCTCAGGGATGCCTGAGATATTTGTTGATGCTTTTTCATATTTCTCCTCCGCATCCAATATCATCGTATTGGTTGCGCCTTTGGTTAAGTTGAGAATGTCAAGACGTTTCATGACTTGATTGTCAGCACATTGTGAAGCTATTAATTCAGCAAGATTGGGGATTGAGAGAGTGTAATTGACGAAATCTTGCATGATAAGGCCGGCGTTAGCAAAGGCTGTGGAATAGTTGCGAAGCTCATCATAAATTGACTGAATAAGCGGATCGCCCCAGCCATTATTGAAATTTTGTTGCCTTGGAGGCAGTATAGACCAGTCTACACGTAGAATTCTTGAGTGATGCACATAGAAAAGAGCTCCTGTACGAGAGTCATTGACCGTGTAGACATTCGGATAGCCATAATTGGGGCTATTCAGATCCTTTTCGAAAGTGCCGTCTCTGCTGAAAGATTGATAGCGATCGAATACATGGAGCCATTTTATATCTCTAATATTTCGCTCATCGATAGGTTCATCAAGAGGTAACCCGTCAGCAATTCCCATTACACAAAGAGCGCCTCCATAAAGTCTTGCCCATCGAAGCAGAGTGATCAAATTGAAATTAGCTTTGAGAGACTCCATTTTACGATTAATGTCTTGTCCTGAATCTCCCTCGATTTCCCATCCTTGTCTGACCATTTCGGATGGCACAATATCCATGATTCGTCGAGTGACGCCATCAGATCTATACAATTGATCTAGTTCTGCTTGTTCGAATATTTTCTCCAGGCGGAAGTGGGCATTGACGTTTTTATCACGTCCTCTCATGCCAAGTCCTGTCAAAACATTCATCCACCCATCGACTTTGATTGAGCCGTCATTATGGGGTATTCGATTGAGTTCTTCTGCGGATTTTTTTTCGAAGTTATAAGTGCCCATATTCCCCTAAGATTTAACAGTTCTTTTCTTTGGGAAATTGGGTTCTGACAGCAATGAAACGCCGTTATTTGAGTAATTGAATCTTTGATTTCGAGATTGAATCCCGAAAATTCACCTTATCACATCGAAATAAAAAAGAGTAGTTTATATTTTGATAGCGAACATATTGAGAACGATCAATTAATATCCATATGGGGATTATTTTGAGCTATTTCCCCTAAGAAAGTGCCTGTTTGAAGCCATTTTGTATTCTAAATTGAGCAGCAAATCGTCAAATTTGCTATTTGCTGCTCGATATTTTAAAATAGACTTCTGATTTTTCGAGCGGAGTTTGAGATGCTTAAAAAGACGCACTTAAATCATCAACAGGCTTATTATTCACTCCTGAAAATTTAAAAGGATGGTGCTGATCTCATCGAATTCATCCCCAAATCGCTAAAATGTCGATTTGGGGATGTTTTTTTGTGCCAAGAAATGATCCGTAAAATGACATTTTTCAATTTGCGGATTATTTGTGATAGAAGGGATGATTTTAACGATATAGGGAAACAGCTGTTTCCCAAATGGAAAACCCTGTTTTTACAAATTCTCCTGTTTTTTGTCGTAAATAGTTTCGCAAAAGTGTCATATAAAATGTCAAATTTTCATTTTGGCAAAGGGGTAGTGACTACCCTTTTCTCTCGAGAAAAATGAAATCCTGACTACCCCATTTTGGAAACATGGCTAACCTTTTCAATTCTCCAAAATCTACCCAACTAAATCCAATGGGTAGGTTTTGGAGAATTGAAACATTCACCAGGAAACTCCTTTCAAAATAGGGGGAAAGTTTCAGAACTAGGTAAAATGATTTATTAAATTACCTTATTTAAGTGATCATTACCCAATGATTATGCATTCATTGGAAGAAAGATTTTATGGATCGCTAACGTTTATAGCTGAACAGCAAGGCAAGTGTTAACAAATAACTTTTGTCTTCGATGGCCCCTTTTCTAAATAATCTGTTTTAATGTTTGCTACTGATTTTTCGAATGCAACAATCGAGAAGCAAATCGACATTTTCCAGTTTGCAGATCAATTTTTTGATTATAAAGTTCGGCCGAAAATAATAAAACGCTGATTTACGGCCGAATTTTTGGGTGTCAAAAAACGGCCGTAAACATGCAAATATCGATTGACGGTAGTGGCTAATTTTGAGAATTGAGTTTTATCAAACTTGCTTCTCGAATACAACACAACCATTTTTCTTTCGTTTTTTCGTCTATAGGAGATTTCTTGGCATAAGATATGCGATAAATTCCCTTAGAAGTTCTAATAAGTCTGACAATTTCATATTCGGGTTGATATTCCTTATCACCAGGTATGAAAGACTCATATATAACATCGTTTTCTGTTTGCTGAAGCGTGTTAAATTTGAATTGATTCCCATATTTTTTACTGAATATTTTTTTTGCTGCTTGAACGGCAGTGATCGCTGTTTTAGAATCCTTATTTAATATTTGATTGGACATAAATAAGACTGTGAAAAGCTGCGACCAATTATTGACAGTTTCATTTAAAGGAACAGATTCAAGTATGTATTCATGAGTACTCCTATTATGATGACCTATCTTCCAATTCTTCTTCTCATCATCAGGTAGGCTTATACTGTATAACTCTTGAAAAGGTGAAAATATCTCTTTTAAAATTTGGATGGCTTTTTCGTCTCCTTGGCAAGCAGCTTTTGACAACCAATAGAAAGAGAGTTGTGGATTTTTTTCGACTCCCCATCCATTTTGGTAGATTCTTCCTAAACAAGATTGTGCTTCTAATTTTCCTTGTTCTGCTGATTTTTCAATCCATTGAGCTGCTTTAGCATAATCCTTTTTAACTCCTTCACCATTCATGAACATGACGCCTAATTCAAATTGAGCACCAGCATCTCCTTGAAGAGCTGCCTTTTCAAAAAAATCGGCTGCTTTAAGACAATTCTTTGGAGTGCCGAATCCGCACAAATACATGATTCCTAAATGATATTGAGCACTTATTTCATTTTGATGAGATGCTTTTTCGAACAAAGCAATGGCTTTGTCATAATTCTTTTCAACAATATCACCTTTGTAATACATCAAGCCTATCAAGAATTGAGCAGCGGCATTGTTATTCTCAGCAGCTTTATCCAACCAAAAGCGAGCTTTGTCATAATTCTTTTCAACCCCTAATCCTTCCAGATAAAAGCCACCTAGAAAATATTGCGCCTGAGAGTATCCTTGAAGAGCAGATTTTTCGATCCAATAAGCTGCTTTTTTAGGATCATTTTCAAAGTGATTTGTTCCTAGTAAGCATTGTGCTTCGGCATCTCCTTCTTCTGCTGATTTCGTTAAAATCTCAATATTTTTTTGCTGCTTCTGTTCATGAGCTGCAAGGGAAAAACAAGACAAGGTAGCTACTATAAGAAATTTACTGAAAGAAAATGACATAAGACTCCTTCTTTTCTTGATGAAATCAAGATATAATAAGTAAATGTCTTAAATTTAGATAGTTAAAAATTAATTAGTATTTTTTTGTAAATATAAAATTTTATTAATTATTTTAAATCAAGATTGTCGCTTCTTATTTCTACTTTATTTTTTTAGTGTTAATCCAAAATAGAAATTTCCGCTTTTTCCAAAGTAGAAATTTCCTCTTTTTATATTATACCATTCTTCTCTCATACTCATCTATTTTCTTT